AAAACTGAGGTAGCAGAAGGTGTTAACACCGCAGATGCTGGTGAAGCAGATACTGATGCTGATGATGTCCTCAACTACTTCAAGAAGTTAGCTGACGACTGATTAAGATCCAACCGAACCTAGGTCCACAAAACTCTTTTGTGGGTCTAGGTTTCTTGCGTAGTTCTGTACCTCTCGCTGGTAGTCATAAACATATTTCTGTTGAAGGACATATATCTTACCCTTCATAGCGTTCGTTTCTTCCTCAAATACCCTGTTGGTTATACCATAAGCAGGATAAACAGTCTTATAAATGTCATCCACCGCACCTGCACCTGTGGGGTCTGGTTTGTAAGTAAAAGAATAATCCTCAGTAACAATTAAACCAGCTGGCAACATAACATTACCATTGTCATCTTTTACTTCGGTTGTCTCATAATGATGTATCTTACCTCCCTGTTCATATGAGCCATACTTAGAAAGAATAAACTTCTCTAACTCTATCTGAGACAAAGGCCACTGGTTGTAGTAGTCTACGATCTCGTTTATCTGTAGAATAATCCAGTAGAACTGCTCAGTCCCATAAAAGTTATAAGAAATCTGGTCAGGTCTCTCACCGTTAAGAACATTATAACTCTCATAAAGAGTCTCCTCTTTGAAGATGTCGTCTCTTGGTTTTAAGAGGTGGAAGTAATCCTTGATGGTTATGTAGTTTGGGATGCCTGCCTGGTTAGCTGACACTGCATAATGGAGGTTAGGAAAAGCTTCAAAATAATGTGGTGTTGCCATTAGAATCCTTGATTAGACTGTGACTTTTCTTGATCATCTCTAGTGATAACATCAACTTCCATAAACTGAAGGGACAAAGTAGTCACCACTGGCATGCCATCCTCAAAGGACATGTGCATGTTCTGTGTTGGGTTTGCCTGCACAGTTACATTGGTTAGTGCTGCCACCTTAAACTCATTCATATTCTTATTAAGAGAACCACCAGTCATATACTTTACTGTCCACACATGAGGTATCTCCCACATGGAGTTGGACTCCTTTGGTGAACTGAACTTCTTAAACTCTCTAATAATACTATTAACTGTATTAGATTCATGTGAACTTTTGGGTATGAAATTAAAGCTAAACCCAAAGTTTCTTAGTCCAGTACCAGCATAAAGCAATTCTATATTAGGGTTATAAATCTCCCCTCGGTTCATTGCTAGCAGTCCACTAGCACTAGTGCCCGCGAAACCACCCAAGGCTTGCAGTCCCATCTGCCTCAGTCCCTGGCCAAACATCGTCTCACCACCCTTCTGAGCCGTTATCTTTTCAATCATTGCTGTGAAATCTCCGACACCTTTCTTTATAGTAGCGCCAGGGGTCATCAAATCTCCATCCTTAACTGTATCAATCAAAGAACTCGCAGCGTCTGCCTTGGCAGCACCAAGGGGACCATTAAAGGGTGTCTCAGTCCACTGCTGTTGATTACCAACTGGTGGGGTGCTGTTAGGCATGTAAAGAACGATGGAACTACCCATGGAGGGTGGTGCACCACCGTTTGACTGTGGTCCCATACCTTTAGACTGTCCTGAAACACTCCTGTTAGTACGATACTTACCATGACTGAAGGTGATATAATCTGAATCACTTTGGGACAGCTGGCTAGGATACTTAAGCATGCCACCTCCCATAGTGCCGCTGCCACCTTGTCCACCGACTGCTCCTCTACCAATTAATGCTGCGCCTTCTCCTGGTCCCGGTGCTTGACTCATGTTCTTTTAAACTTTGCTAATGGAATTTGTTGTACTGTCTCGACCTCATTATCAAGTATTTCATATATGTTACTTATCACCTCACCCCAGGTGTAGTTCCTAGGTTCTTCCCAGTGATAATTAAACCCTCGAAAGCCCCATGGGTGGACATCATAACACTGAATGAAAGGATACTGATCATAAGTTATGTTTGGTGTCTTTGCTTTGTATACAAACACATAAAACTTCTGCTCCTCTGGTACGATACTCGAAGGAGAAAGATAAGAAAGCAACAAATTCATATTGTATGTTGAGTTCCCTTTGAAGTTAATCCCGTCTAGCCTGCTCATAGGTTAGTAAGAGTTCCAAGCACACCAAGAGCGGTGTCAACGACTCCACCTGCTGAACCCAATCCCCCTACTCCCTGGCTAATTGCACCAAAGAGAGGAGTGCTTACATTATAAGTCTCATAAGTGAAGTCAACACTGAACTCAGTCTGTGAGTCATAACTATCAGACGCAAGAGCAACCTCACCAATGCTAATAGGATAAGCATTGATAAAGTCTACACTAAGAGTTTGGATATAATCATTCGGCCCGGTGCCACCATTGGGTGGCTGCTCTAACTTCACCAGCTGAATGTCCTTAACAAAGCTATCATAGTATCTCATTCTCTGACTACGCCCAGTTAAACTACCCCCTGATGGCGGGTTAGCATTGGCTGCTACCTGATCAAACCAACTTCTAACAGATTTATATGCTACAAAATCACTACGCTCAATGATGGTAAGAGACAGAGGCTTAGAATAAACCACAGCGACTGGCTGCTCCCTAGTGACACCCATATGCTCTTGCCCTGCTGCCATTGCTGTTGCAGCATTAACTGCGGGAATGGCTGTTGCCTTACAATACATTCTAATATAATCACGGGCACCAAAACCCATAAGGCTAGGCATCCTGACTTCGTAAAGGGTAGGTCTAGAAACACCCTTACTCATCAACGCCATGGCGTTTTGATATGACATCCCATAAATACTTACTATGAATTTATTTAGAGGAGATGTCTAAGACTTATACCGGTCGCTACAAGCCAAAGAACCCTAAGAAGTATAAAGGAGACCCAAGTAATATCGTCCACAGGTCTTCATGGGAGAGAGCTTATATGAAACGGCTCGACCTAAGCAAGCAAGTAATCTCATGGCAGAGCGAAGAGAAGTGCGTGTGGTACTGGAACCCCGTAAAGAAGATGAAGTGTAGGTACTTTCCCGACTTCATAGTGGAAAGAGTAGCACCCAACGGAGAAGTCATTAAAGAAATGATAGAGATAAAACCATCCTCACAAGTCAAAGGACCCACTCCTAACCCTAAGAGACGAACCAGGTCCTGGATGAATCAGGTTCAAACTTACGCCACGAACCAAGCGAAGTGGAAGTACGCTCGCAAGTGGTGTGAGGAACGCGGGATGGACTTCGTCATCCTTACGGAAAAAGATTGCAAGGAGTTCTTATGACTGGTGAACCCGATCCATCCTTCTCTAACGGAGGAGGAAGACCCAATGGTCCTGGATATTATACCTACCCTAACGGACAAGTAGTTTATATTCCTTACCGTTATGTCCCAGGTAAGACTCCAGTGTCCAATCCAGGCTTTCAAAACCTGGTAGATAACGAGGATAAATAATACAAACAACTATTTGTTATGGCACTCCCAAAGAATATTCGACCAGAATACAGTACCACCATCCCGTCAACGGGTAAGAGAATCAAGTACCAACCTTTCAGTGTAAAGGAAGAGAAGATCCTTATCCTAGCATCAGAATCACAAGACCAGGACGAAATTGCAAACGCTATCTCTAATGTTCTAGAGCGATGCATCACCAGTCCTGCTGACTTTAAGGTAAGTGAACTCGCCCTGTTTGATGTCGAGTATCTGTTCCTTAAGACACGAGCCAAGTCAGCTGGTGAGAAGATCAAGGTCAATGTTACAGACCCCAATGACGAGACCTATACAGTAGAACATGAGATTGATATTGATAAGATCAAGGTAGAGAAAACAAAAGGACATAGTAATATAGTTGAACTCACCAGTGAAATCTCATGTAAGATGAGGTATCCTGACATCAGTTTCTTCCAAGACGGAGTTGACGTAAACAACATCGATAGTACCACTAGCACCATTGCTAAGTGTATCAGTCAGATTATAGTGGGAACCGATGGCGAAGAGGTATATAACTCTAACGACTTAAACGAGGGAGAAATCCTAGAGTGGATGGAGGGACTGACAACAGAACAGTTTAAGAAAATGAATGATTTCTTTACCACCATGCCTAAGTTAAAGCATTCGTTTACTCTTACTAACCCTAACACGGGCGACGACTTTACAATTGAGCTAGAAGGACTGGCTGATTTTTTCTAATGGCGATGATGCATAATAACCTTGTCAATTATTATGAACGCATCTTCGCCTTTAAACAATACCACGGGTGGTCAGTCATAGAATTGGAAGATCTCATCCCCTGGGAATTGGATGTCATGTCCTCACTCCTTTCTGGTTACCTAGAAAATAAAGAGATGAAGAGGAAGCAGAGAGAAGCATCCCAAGCACAGGCATAAATAACAATAAAAACAATGGTTAGCGCTGCCGACAGAATAGTAGGAGGGGACGACGAGATCAAAAAGAGTCTCGCCGGTATCTCTAAGTCAGTTACTGGCCTCTTGGAAATCCAAAAGAAGATTGCCAAGGACCAGAAGGACATAGCTAAAAAGGACGAGCAAAAGGCTAAGAGGGAAAGGGCAGACCAAAAGACACTGCAAAAGATTACCAAGACTGGTGCTGGTGGAAAGGCAAAGGGTGGAAAAGGCGGCGGCGGCGGTATACTTGATTGGTTAGGTGGAGCACTCAAGGGGTTTGATATACCTGGGTGGCTTCAGGGTCTAGGTATAGGTGCTGCTGTCGTTAGTGGACTTGATATGGTGTTCAATGATGGACAGATTACTAAGGCGCTCCTTAGTAAGCTGAACGAATGGTTCTTTGGCACGGATGGTTTACTAGGTGAAAAGAATCGAGCAAAGATATGGCAAGGAGTATCAGACTTCTTTGTGAAGGATGCGGACTGGAAAAAAGCAATCCGTAAGGGAATCTCAGACTTCTTTACGGAGGAAGCAGACTGGAAGAAAGCGTTTTACAAAGGGTGGGATCACTTCTTCTCTGGTAGGTTCTTCACAGAACAAGCTGACTGGAAAATAGCATTCACAAAAGGAATAGAAGACTTCTTTGTTAAGGACGCACCTTGGAAAGAGTTTATAAGGTGGGGACTAGATAATGCATCCAAGTGGTTAGTGG